AACTGGAAAGACGCCTGGAAGCTGAGCAGCGTTCAAGCGGGCGCGGCCATCACTGCGCTGGGCGTGGCTGAGCAGGTATTGCCAGCACTGCAAGCGGCACTGCCGACCGGTATCTACGCGATCCTGGGTGCGCTGGTCATGATTGCCCGCATCGTGCTGCAGCCGAAACTGAGCAAGTGATATGCCGGCCGACATCCTAACCAATATGTGGCTGGGGTTCCTGGTAGTCCTGGGGTGTGGCGTCCTGTACGGGATTCGCAAGCTGGATCGACGGCAGCGGATGGCGAAGGGCGAGATCTGATTGTCTCGCGCTACGAAAAGACAATGCGCTAATCGTGGCGCGGAATGTTGAGGTTGCCGTGAATATATGGACGCGGATCAAGCTGTGGGCTGAGCGCAAGGAGCGGGAGGCCTGGATGGATCGCTATTACTGCGACCAGCGCTGCCCGAAATGCGACACCTGGCAGGCAAACTGCGGTGGATGGCGTCACGTAGAGTTAGATGGTCCTGCGCCATTCTGCGATGTCTGCACTTGCGGCAAGTGCGGGCAGAAGACCACGTTGTTCGACTTCGGCATGGGCTACATCGAGGTCGATCCGGTCACGCTGGAGCGCGTCACATGACCAAGCGCAACTGGTCAGTGTCGGTAGCAGGCTACAAGCCATTCCCGATGCTGACGCTTGACGGGGCGCTAAGCCATGCCGACGCGCTTGCCTTCGCCCGGTCGATCTGGCCCCTTTGCACGATTGAGTGAGGTCCGTATGAGCAACGTCACGCCAATCCGCCAGCCAATGCCAGTCAGTGCTGAAGTGAGCAAGGCGCTAGAGACTCTGGATCGAGCTGTCATCAAGGCGATTTCCGATGCTCAGGAAGCCGGACTGCCCCAGGGCTTCGTCGCGGCCATCCTGCACGCTCATGCGCTGCGACAGACGCAGAGGATGATCCAATGACGACCATTGCCTACAAAGACGGCGTGATCGCCTATGACTCCCGAGTGACTCGCGGCTCTCTCATCGACCACGATGACTACGAGAAGCTCATCCATCGGCAGGGGCATCGATTCCTGCTGTCTGGCTCCGGGCCTGATTTCCCTGCTTTGCTTGATGAGTTCTTCGGGGTTTCAACCAGCGATAGACCGCTAGACGCGCATGGGCTAGCCATTACCAATGGAAGGCTTTACCTGATAGGTCATGAGGCTGAAAGCGGCTTCTGGATAGATGACGTCTGGCCAGATCGCCCATTTGCCACCGGAAGCGGCCGCGACTTCGCATTGGCTGCCATGGATATGGGTGCGTCTGCGAAGAAGGCCGTAAAGGTCGCATCCCGGCGCGATGTCTACACCGGCGGAAAGATCCGCACGCTGACCATCAAGGCCTGACCGTATCCCCCGAGCGCATTCACTGAGTGCGCTGACGAGATACCGAATGATCATTGAATGACGTTCGAACGACGTTGAATGAATCGTTCTGAGATAACACCCCATGAATGAGGCAAGCCCATGGCCCATTGCGGCGCAAAAACGCGCTCAGGGGAACCATGCAAGCGACACGCCGTTCCGGGTTCCTCGAAGTGCAAGCTACACGGTGGCGCGGCATCGAAGGCCAACAAGGGCAACAAGCACGCCGCCAAGCCTGGATCGATCTACAGCCAGTTCCTGACTGATGCCGAGAACGACATGCTGGCCAGCATTGAGCTGGGGCGCGTTGACGATGAGCTGCGCCTGACGCGCATTCGTTTGATGCGTGCGCTGGCTCGAGAGAACGAACACGGCAACACGCTGGAGGCTGACAGCGAGAAGCGGGAGCCGGTCGAGATTGACGGCAAGCCAGTTATGGTCGATGGCAAGCCGGTCGAGAAGGTGACCATCACCACTAAGGTGCGTGACTACGTCGGCATGATCGATCGCCTCACTGCTCGCATTGAGAGCCTTGAGCGCACTCGCGCCGAGTTGCTCAAAGCTAATCCGCCTGAGCAACTGCCTGTGGCCCGAATTGAAATTGAGGTGGTCCGTGGCAGGGAGAACCCTAAAGCTCCAGATGACGGAGCCTCAGCTTGAGTTCTACCAGCTGAGAGACAAGTACCCGGCGTTCGTTGGTGGCTTCGGCACCGGCAAGACCGAAACGCTAGCAAACTGCGCCATTCGTGACGCCCTGGAGTCGTCTAGCGCCCTTATCGCGCTGTACGAGCCGACCTATGACTTGGTTCGCCTCATCCTTGCCCCGCGCATGGAAGAGAAGCTCTCCGACATGGGCATCCGGTACAAGTACAACAAGCAAGAGAACATCATCTACACCAGCTCCGGCCAGTGTGGTGACTTCGTTCTTCGCACCTTGGAAAACCCGGCGCGCATCGTTGGCTATCAATCCTACCGGGCGCACGTCGACGAGATCGACACGCTCAAAAAGGATCAGGCGCGACTGGCCTGGCAGAAGATAATTGCGCGGAATCGTCAGCAGCCTGAAGGAGCTGACCCGCTCAATCGGGTGTCGGCCTACACCACCCCGGAAGGCTTCCGGTTCGTGTTCGATACCTGGGGCCGCAACCCGAAGCCGGGTTACCGGATGGTTCAGGCAGCCACCTACACGAACCCATTCCTGCCAGAGGATTACGTTGACTCCCTGAGAGACAGCTATCCGCCGGCACTGATTGCCGCTTACATCGAGGGTAAGTTCACCAACTTGAACAGTGGCAGCGTCTACCCGGACTTCTGCCGCAAGCTGAATCACACGGACGAGGTCGAGCGCGAGCGTGAGCCGCTGCTGATCGGAATGGATTTTAACCGCCTGAAAATGAGCGGCGTGGTCTATGTCCAGCGTGACGGGCATCCCGTTGCTGTGGCCGAGATCACCGATGGTCGAGATACGCCGTACATGGCCGAGCTGATCAAGGCTCAGTACAAGGACAAGGGTCACCCGATCCAGATATTCCCCGATGCCTCTGGCGCCAACTCCAGCAGCAAGAATGCCAGCGAGTCCGACCTTAGCATTCTGAGGCAGGCCGGCTTCTCCATTCGCGTGAATAGCCGAAACCCAGCCATTGCTGACCGAGTCAACGCCGTGAACGCGCTGATCCTCAACGGCAAGGGCGAGCGGAGGCTGAAGATCAACACGAATCGCTGCCCGCACCTCACTGATGGGATTGAACAGCAGTCCTACGACAAGAACGGTATGCCGGACAAGTCGAGCGGCATTGACCACTTGAACGACGCAGCCGGTTACCCGCTTGCCTTCCTGTATCCGATCGTCAAGCCAGCACCAACTACCACCACATCCCTGAGAATCTAGCCCATGAGTAATGACCCAAGCATCGCCCTGCCGGCGGTTGAACGCATGCGCGAGTATTGGACCATTGTTGATCCGCTGATGGGCGGAACTCAGGCAATGCGTGCGGCTGGCGACAAGCTCCTACCGCAATACCCGGCTGAGGCTGATGACACCTACAAAGAGCGCCTGGCCCTGTCCACGCTGCTCCCGGCCTACGCCGAGACGGTGGCCAGCAGCACTTCTCGCGTATTCGCTGAGCCTCTTCAGCTGGGAGATGATATTCCTGAGCCGATCAAGCTGTTCTGCAGCGACATCGACCTAGGCGGCAATGACCTCAATTCGTGGTCGGTCGAGTGGTTCCGTGAGGCCCTGGCTAAAGGTTTGTGCCACGCGATGATCGAGCATCAGCCGACCCTCGATGCTGAGGGCAACAAGCTGTACAAGACCGTCGCAGAGGAAGCCGAGGCAGGGGTTCGCCCTTACGCTGTCATCATCAAGCCGGGTCAGGTACTCGGCTGGCGCTTCGCCGGCGGCAAGCTGATGCAGGTTCGCTACATGGAGTCGGTCGAGGTCGCAGACGGTGACTTCGGCGTCAAGTGCGTGGATCAAGTCCGCGTGCTGGAGCCTGGCAGCTGGCGCACCTACCGCAAGCCTGAGAAAGGCGGCGCCTGGGAGGAGGACGATCGGGGCTCGACAAACCTCACATACATTCCATGGGTGACGTTCTACACGGGCCGCACAGGGCCGATGACGGCTAAGCCGCCACTGCTCGAACTGGCTCACCTGAACGTCAAGCACTGGCAGTCACAGAGCGACCAGGACAACTTGCTGCACGTTGCCCGCGTCCCGCTGCTGTTCGTGTTCACCGACAACGAAGAATTCCAGCTGACTATCAGCTCGGCCAGCGCGACCCGCATGCCGAAGGACGGCAACGCTAAGTACGTCGAGCACACCGGGGCGGCAATCACCGCCGGGCGCGACTCGCTGAACGATCTGGTCGACGATATGCGTATGGCTGGGGCCAAGCTGCTCCAGAAGGACAAGCAGGCCGTGAAGACGGCGGCACAGGCCAACGAGGAAGCGGCGCAGGAATTGTCCCCGCTGGCTCGCCTGGCTGGTCAGTTCGCCGACTGCATCGCTCAGCTGCTCCAGATCCTGGCCGACTACGGCAGCCTGGGTGACGGTGGTCGCGTCGAAATGCGCGGCAACTTCGACAGCGACTTCGCTCCCGAAGTGTCTCTGCCCAACCTGATCAGCATGGCCAACTCCGGTAAGCTCAGCGACGAAACGCTCTACTCCGAAATGCAGCGCCGAGGCGTCATCAGTGACGAACTGGATTGGCCGGACGAACTTGCTCGCATCCAGGAACAAGGGCCAGCACTAGGGGCGATCTGACATGGCAACGGTCAACGAGCAGTTGCAATCAGCATCGATCGGGCACGCGGTTGACCTGCAGCACCTCAGCAATGCCGAGGTGCGCAAGGTCATCAAGCTGCTGAATAGCGTGGATGCCGACCTTCGGGCTAAGCTGATCGATGCCATCGAGCGCCTGGGTGCCGACTCCTACACGGCCAAGCATCTCAACGCCGTGTTGGCCTCGGTGCTGGAGCTGAACAAATCGATTTATGCCTCGATTGGCGAAGTCATGGTTGAGTCGGTCGTCGACATCGGGCAATACGAGGTCGAGTATCAGAGCGCGCTGTTCACCCGGGTCATTCCCGGCCAGGTCCTGGTCGAGGTCCAGCTGAACACTGTCAGCCTGGCGCAGGTGCGAGAAATCGCGCTGAGCCGGCCATTTCAGGGGCGACTGCTCAAGGAGTGGATTGGCGGCCTTGAGGCGGGACGGGCGGCGAAGATCCGCGACGGCATCCGCATCGGCATGACCGAAGGCCAGACCACTGACCAGATCGTTCGCCGCATCATGGGCACCCGGGCCGAAGGCTACGCTGATGGCCTGATCGAGCGCAGTCGACGTGACGTTGATTCGATGGTGCGGACGGCGATCAGTCACACCGCGCAGGGCGCCCGAGAGGCCTATTACCAGCAAAACGACGATCTTGTCGACGAGGTTCGCTGGCTCAGCACCCTGGACAACAAGACATCAGCCCCGTGCAGGCTGCGTGACCGTCTCGTCTACACCAACGACAGTCGGCATTTGCCAGTCGGCCACAAAGTCCCTTGGCTCAGCGGCCCGGGCAAGCTGCACTGGTGCTGCCGGTCGACATCGATGCCGATCATCAAGAGTTACGAGGCGCTGAGGCTGTCCAAAGGCCTGCCAGAAGGCACGCGGGCGAGCATGGACGGCCAGGTGCCGCAGTCCACGAATTACGGCGACTGGATCAAGTCGCAGAGCGCAGCAAGACAGGATCAGGTGCTAGGCCCGGCGCGCGGCAAGCTGCTGCGTGATGGCGGTCTCGACCTTGATCAGTTCTATAACGACAAGGGCAAGCTGCTCACCCTTGATCAGCTACGCGAACAGGACGTTGCGGCATTTGCCCGAGCCGGCCTGTAACCAACACGGAGAAAGGGATGGATCAAGTCAAATGGATGCCAATCATGCGTACCGGCCTCGCCATCCGCATGGACCTACTTGATGAGCGTCAAGCCAAGATCAATCACGGCCAGACGCTTGATCGGCTCGCTGAGCGCGGCGGCCTATCCGCAAGCGAGGCCCTTGCCATTTGCGAGAAGCGTGAGTGGCGAAGGGTTTCCGCCAAAGATGCGCTGGTGTCGCTTCAGGCTCTTTCCGAAGGCAGGTAGCTGCCAACCAAATCAAATACGCCTCGCATCTGCGGGGCTTTTTATTGCCTGTCTGTTCGGATGAGCGGGGCGCACTGGGCCGGATGGCCCGACAACTGGCCGGATGGCCTAGAGAGACGAAATGAAGCTGAAAACAGTTGAAGTGAATGGCAAGCAATA